ATGAGGCCCGTAAGTTGGGGATCGACCTCGGAGCCGACCGCCCCGGAAAACTAGATGTCTCCAATGAAGGCTAACGATCAAGATGAGGGACAGCCGGAAGGAGGACAACCCCATGCCAAATGACCCGCATACCGGCTGTTCCTCTCCATCGCTTTGTTCGCCCGTTTCTGGCAAACGGAGATGGCCTCGCGCCGATGCCTTGGAAGTAGCCCGCGAACTCTGCAACCGCCTCAAGCCTCTCTGTGAAAGGCTCGTCGTGGCAGGAAGCCTGCGACGGAAAAAGGCAGACGTGGGAGACGTGGAAATCCTCTACGTGCCACGGCTGGAAGAAAGGCAAGCGGACCTACTCTCGACGGAAATGGTGAGTCTCGCGGATGAGGAAATCGAGCGGATGCTTTCGGATGGAACTCTCGGAAAGCGACCATCGGAACGGCATGGGGGCTGAAAAACAAACTGGCTCTCCGGGGTGCCGGTATAGAAAACGGCGCGGTCGTAAGCGGGCGAAATAAACGCCCGCTATCCCGGCTCGTTCTCGAAAGAGGGCGAGCCTTTTTTTGTGCCTTTTTCCCTCTCTTGCAGAGCCTTCAACTCGCCGCGAAGCCAAGGGCTCATGTAGTCGTCGGCCCGTGTGGAAAGATCGGCAATCCGTTCCTTTTCCCTGTCTGTAAGAGGCTTGTTGTTCATTTTTTGTTCTCCGGCTCAATCGCCAGCACACCCTGGGCCGAGGCCGCCCTGTCCGCATCGTCCTCCAGTATCCGCCCCGCCAGCACCATCACGATCTGCATCGCCTCGCAGTCGAACAAGTGGTTCGCCTTCCTCACCTGGCGCCAGTAGAATGTCACGCGCCCGGTCCGTCCCACTTTCGTTGTTTTGATCTCCGAGTTCATCTGATGGACGTAATCCTTCGTGATGTTCGAGTGGACATGCCAACGCTCCGGATCGTCCTCTCCGCGCATCACCGCCAGGCGATCCTTGATCCTCTCGTTTGACCAATAAACGAACATCGCCCGGTTGTTCGTCTCCGACTGGTGGATCGTCCCCAGGTGAGGATCGCGGAACTGAGTCTGCGAAAACTCTTTGATCATCTTGTTCCCGTTCGCATAAGTCCACGTGAACCCGTCGCGGGGAGAACCCCACAACCCCCGCCAGTCATTCTTCACCAGCACCGCGGAAACCATGTTCGGCCTGTGCGCCATGTCGATCCCCACGCGCCCGGGCTCCACCTGGTAGTCCCTCGCGATTTTTTCGACCTCCTCAATAGTCTCCACCCTGTCAGCAAACAGCAACCATGACTCCTGGCCGTTTTGAGATTTCGGGCTGCCCCATGTCCGGACGACCACCCAAAAGTGGTTTTCCTGAACGTCCACGGTCATCACGGGGATCCTCTCGGCTGGCAGATCGGACGGAGCATACGTCCGGACGTTCATCGGATCGTCGTCCACCCCGCGCTCCTCGTCCCACGGCTCCGCCAGCGTCGAATTGATAAAGGCCTGCCGCCGCGAGGTGCTCCCCTTGGATTGAAGCCACTTCACCGCCAGCAACCCCCACTGGGCTTCCTTGAGCGGTGCATACAGAGAGTTCAGGTGGTAGCTCCGGCGGCCCACCAGCCCCTTCGTGCTGCTCGCGCGCCACTCGCCACCGCGAAGCATCAGTGTCTTTTGTGAATCTAAGATTTTTCCCTCGCACTCCTGGCAGCGGTAGAACGTGTTTTTCCTCACCTTCTCGTCGTCCCACTCCCCGTCGGTCTTGCTCTCGGACTCGTCGTTCTCCCACCACCGCACCTGCGGCCAGATCAGTTTGATCAACGCCTTGCAATGAGGGCAGGGCACGTGGAAATACCGCTGGTCGCCAAGCAGGAACTCTTTCCAGATTTCCCCGCGCACGGTCGTCGGGGTGCTCGTCTTCACCCTGAGCGGATAGGGAAACGACTTCGTTCGCTCCTCGGCGTTCTGGAGCGCCCCGGCCTCCCGGTCGCTCTTGAGTTCGAACTTGTCTGTCTCGTCCATCAGGAGCAGGCCTGCAGGACGCGAGGCGAGGTTGGCCGGACTGTTCGAGCCCACGAAAACCAGCGTGCAGCGCATGAAGTATTGCTCCAGCGTCTTCCACAGGTGGCGGTCGTCGGGCTTCATCAGGCGGAGCGGCTCGCAGTTCTCGCAGAACGGCATCCAGCGGTTCGTGGAAAAGGATTTTGCCAGATCCCGGTTCGGCATCACCCACAGCGCGTTCATCGGGTCGTTCGCGATCCGGTAGCCGGCGCCGCCCATCACGGTGAGCGTCTTGCCCGTTTGCGTCCCGAAGCACATCACCAGGTCGGTGATCCGCTTGTCCCTGAAACACTCGAGGATTTCCCGCACATACGGCCGGTTCCTCGTCGAGAACTTCCCGGGCTCCGAGCTCTCGCGCTCACCGAGCGTCACGTGCTCCTCCAGCCACTCCCACACCGTCATGTCGGGCGGACGCTTGAGCACGGCCCACATCGCCATCTCCACGGCCGCCAGCGCCGAAATCGCCGAAACCTTAAACCGCCGCGACATAGCTCGATTGGCCCTCCGCGATCGCGATTTCAATTTCCTCGCGGAACACTTCCTCGGCCAGAGCGTCGTCGCTCGGGTTGGCCTTCAGCGCAGCCCGTCGAGGAATAGACCGTATTCGGGCCAGGAGCGGGGCCCACGCCCTGCCGATGATCTGGCGGGCCTCGTCCACCGTGATCAGCGTCTTTTCCGTCTGCTTGAGCTCCAGCACCCGCTTCTCGGCCTCCATGCGGTTGTTCTGCGCCTTGTTGTAAACATTGATCGCAGTGGTCATTTTCTCCGCCTCGTCGCAGTTCTTGACCGATTCGGCCGCCATTTGCTCGATCTCGATCGCCACCTTGAGCGATTGCTCCAAAGTGCCCACTTTCACCTTCCGGACGGTCTTATCGTAAGACTGGGGGCGCAGCGCATCGCCGCCGAGCGGCGGCAGTTTCGGGCCATGGCTGCGATACCCGACCCCCAGCTTTGCGTGAGCGGATCGCCACGAGTTCGCCTCGTCCACCGAGTGCATCGGGCACCCCTGCTTGGCGAGTTTATAGACGTAGGCTCGCGACGTCCCCCAGGCTGTCGCGATTTCTGCCACAAGTGGCTTCTGACTCTGTTCCTCCTGTCCCATTTTGACCATCCACGAGCCCCGCAAACTCATGTAACTTGTCAACCCGTAACCTTCTCATAAGATTACCTGCCATATCCCTTCGGGAAACCTGTTAGAAACCACGTTAAAAGATTACTTATCCACGGTGGTGGTTGATTTGCATAGGTCGAGCACAGGTAGCGGATAGACCCCTGCAATGCGCAAGAACAGCCACATCAGCGACTTGGCAGCACCGCAGCACAGGTAGCACAGGTAGGCATAGGTTTGTGGCTCCCGCCCAATAAAAGTGCGCATTACGGCTGTTCAGCCCTTTCGGGCATTTTTGTCATATCTCAGGAAACCTATGCCTACCTATGCTACCTCTACAAAACAATCAGAACACATTGAATGAAAGCGGCCTACAACTTGCAGAGGTCAGCGCAGACCTATGCAAGACCTATGCAATGCGTTAATGTTAAGGTTGATAAGGCACAAAATAAAAAGGGTGGCAGGGATTAACTCCCCATCACCCTTGCCGAAAACTGCGTGTTACTTGTTCTATTGAGCCGTAGGAGGCGCCACGGTCACGCCGACCGCCGACTTCTGCTCGACAAAATAGACGCGATGCCTGCCGCTCCCCTTACACCCAAACAGCACCAATCGATCCACCTCCTTGCGATACATGCGCGGATGTCCAGTGGCGTCCACGTTCGGGGCGTAGCGCCCCAATGTAAGGCCAAACGTGCTCCTTGCCTTGGCGCTGAGCTTGTAGTCGCCCTCTTGGTCACGACCATCAAGCATCCAGTCAAACAAACCCTCATCGTGGCAGACGTTCACCACCCGCTGGAAGCTGAACTCTCCACGATCTGTCAAAGACAGATCAACCAAGGCATCTATCAGCTTGCGGATGTTCCGCTCCTCGGAGTCGCCCGCCGATTCGAGTTGTACACGCTCCATGCAGTTGCCAAAGCCGGCGTGCGCCACCAACCCGCCAATCATTTGCCCCCAACGCTCAAAACCCAATCGCGGCTTGAATCCAAACGAGATCGCAGGCGGCATGCCAGCGGCCGACCATGACCGGACGATACCCCACAAGGCGCTCGCGATGCGCCTCCTGTTCTCAAGCTCCATCAGCCACGGTTCATCCAACAGGTTCTCCACGACCCGCTCCTGGACATCTCCCTCCTCTACGAACAGATCGCAGATCAGACAGCGGTGGGCCATGTCGGGCGAGACGCTGCAAGCGTTCCCGGTCACGAACAGCGTCATGCGGTTCTTCACGGTGAACATTTGCGTTTTGCCAAGCACCCGCCCCGTCCACTCGGGAGCAGTCATGAGCCCTTCCAACGTCTGACTGCCCAAATATCCGCGCACATTGTCGAAACAAATGTAATTGGATCCATGGAGCATTTCCGCATCGATCAGCTTGTTGAGCTCCTCCTCGTTCCCCTTCCATGGCTGCCCCTTGAAACTCTTGTAGATAGCCATGATCGCGAGCTTCGCCAGCAGCGTCTTGCCGCTCCTCTGACTGTTCGCATTATAAATAAAGCCCATCCGGTTGGCCCCGTCCGGCACCATGCCGACGCAGAACAAGGACAGCATGGCGGCCACCTGGACGGCCTGCGAACGGCTTTGCCGGATCACCGTCCCATCCCCGCCCTCCTCATCGGAGAGTTGAATGTCCTTCCAGTCGGCAAACGGAAACTCCCTCAGAAGCCACCGCAGGTAATCCGTGCTTTCCTTCAGCGTCCACTCGTAATATGGATTCGCATCTGTTGTTGGCGTGACGCGCACAGTCATTGTCCAAATGCGAGCCTCCAGTATGCCATCCATTTGACGTAGCCAGCGAAGACGGCAAGGCCGATCATGCCAACGCCGAAAACTATCGTTCCGAGTAGGCAGGCCCACACCCTGACATACTCCCAATTTACGGAGACAGGCCGCTCGCGTTCAGCTTTCCTTTTTTGCATAAATTCATTTCATCTTGAAGGTGAATACTCCCTCATCGAATCCAGGTTCGCGGAGAGCAACACCCCAAGCCTCGCCCTCCGCAGGCGGCACGATCTTTGGCAGCGGAAGGGAATGGACCACCTCGATGCGCGGAATGTATGGCACGAAGAAAGTGGAAACCAAGACCTTGAGGGCCGCCTCCGTTGGCATGTCCTTATAGACCGAGAAGGGCTCCCCGTTCTTGTCATGTTTGATCTTACTCGTGACCACGTGCGCCTGTGACCAGGAGCAGAATATCTCGGGAGTCATTTCATCCAGCAGCGCGCGCTCATCGTTAGGGATCACGATAATGCGGTCACGGCGATAGAGCCCCTTGTCTCCCAAATGCTCGCCCATCGCATGAACGAAGGCTATGAGGAGCTCGTCCTCCTGCGGGAGCGCCACCACGGGGAGCGCCCCATACTTGGTTCCCATTTCTCCCGCCAGCACCTCGTAGAGAGGCGGGAGCGGATT